GTAGGCGCCGCCGCGATCTCCGCCGGCGCGGACGCACGCGGCGTCGAGTTTGAATACTGGCGTGGCATCAGTCATCTTGCGCCCCATCGTGTTCGTTGCTTGTGTTCATCTTGCTGATCTCGTCCGTCCATGAGGCCACGACTCGGGCGATCACGGGGTCGAACTCGGCCAGAGCGAAGGCGGATCGGCGCGGGGGCGGGGCGTTCTCGGGGACGGCTGCGAAGCTGCGGTTGGCGATGCCGATGCGGTGGACCTTGCCGATGACCGCGCAGCGGGTGGCGCCGCCGCCAATGGCCGAGGCCACTTGAGCGGCGCTCTTGCCGTCCGCCCACAGCTTGCGCAGCGCCTCCACCCTCTCGTCGGTCCAGCCGGCGGTGTGCTGGTTGCTCATGCGCGCACCTCCCTGCGGCCGTGGCGCGTGGTCAGCCGCGGCGGGACGTGCGCGAGCGCGGCGATGCGGTCGCACTCGGCCAGCCCGGACTCGGTCAGGAACCAGCCGACGCCCCAGGTGACGCCGACGCCGTCCTTGCCGATCGCCTTGCGGATGCTCCAGACAAAGACGTCGAGCACCTTGCCCGCGTCGGGCTCGTCGCCGTCCGGGTACAGCATGGCCAGGATCCGCTCGCGACTGAGCGTCTTGCCGCGCAAGGCGTGCAGGGACGTCAGCACGGTGGCCGCGCTGGGTGTCAGCGAGAGCGCGTCGCGGAACCGGCGCACCTTGTCCGCCTCCTTGACCGCGCCGAGCTCGCGCTCCAGCAGCCAGTTGTCGTGCTTCAGCTGGTCAATCCGCTCGAGCAGTTCGTGTTCTCGCGCCGGGGTCACGCCGCTTCCTCCTGCTGGGCCGCGCCGAACCGGCGGCCGGTGATCTCGTGCCACTTGCCGTTCTTGCGGGTGATGATGTGAGACGGACGGGTTAGCTCGCCGAAACGCACGATGGCGTCGTCGACTGTCGCGGGCACGGGTAGGTCGCCGCCGTGACGGCGCCACCACTCGCCCGCCTTCTGCCGCGGGTAGCCGCCATGCTCGAGCGCGACCCACTCAGACACGGACAGAAGCCCGGCCAGGTACTCGACCCGGAGCGACGGCGGCGCGGCGAACTTCTCGTGCCGGCGCGGCGTCCAGCCGACGACAGGGTGATCGTTCGACTCCGCCTTCACCTCGCGGCTCAGGATCGGCGCGTCGTCCGCCTCGGCCTCGTGCTCGGCCATGGCCGGCCACTCGTGCCCGCACACCTTGCACAGTCGCGCGGACAGGCCCGCCATGGACTGGCAGTTGGGGCACTCCTTGGCCCGCACCGTCTCCGGCTTGACCGTGCCCTCCTCCGCCGGCGCCTTCTTGCGCCTGGTCTCGACCTCGATCTGGTCGACGGGGCCGTGCCGGCGAATGTTCCCGCCGTAGTCCAGCACCAGGCAGTTGGGCTTCTCGCTCGCGGCGATGACGGCGAGACGGTCTTCCTTTGTCGCCGTGTTCGGATCGAACCCGGACGGCCACATAGGGCGCGTGCCACGGCCCAGGATCTGAACCAGCAGGACCGGGGACAGCGTCGAGAACAGCAGCAGAATCAGGTCAACGACCGGAGCATCAAAGCCTGTCGTCAGAACACCCTTGCTCACGAGAGCGCGGGTAAGTCGCGCCTTGAACCGGTCGATGAATGTGCCGCGGTTCTTGGTCTTCCCGGTCACGCAGTCCGCAGGGATGCCCGCCATGCGCAGAGCGTCACACACATGCTCGGCGTGCTTTACGCTCGAGCAGAACGGCAGCCAGGATCGGCGGCCGGCGCCGAGAACGATTGCCTCGGCGACAACCGCTTTGGTCAACTCGTCAACGTCAGCCGCAGCGGCTAGGGCCGTCTGGTTGAAGTCGCCGCCGGAACGGCCGACGCCGCGCAGGTCGATCTCGGCGGCGCCGCGCCGCGGCACGAGCGGAACCAGCCAGCCGTCGGCGATGCCGTCCGCGAGACCGTAGCGGTAGACGGTCTTGTCGAACAGGCGACCATCGCCCTCGTCGAGCCGCCCGCTCCCGGTCCTGAACGGTGTCGCGGTGAACCCGCACACGCGCAGATCGGGGCGGATCTCACGCAGGGCCGCGAGCAGTTCCCGGTACATGCCGTCCTCAGACGGAGGAACAAGGTGCGCCTCGTCGATCAGGACCACGTCGATCGGGCCGAGTGCGGCGGCCTTCTTGTAGACGGACTGAATGCTGGCAAACGTGATCGGGTTGTGCGCGTCCCGGCGGCGCAGGCCCGCGCAGTAAATCCCGGCCGGAGCGGCGGGCCACGACCGCAGTAGCGCCTGAAAATTCTGTGTCACCAACTCCTTTGACGGGACCAGCATGAGTACCCGCATCCCGGCGTAGTTGGTCAGCAGGTGGTGTGTGAGCAGCGCGACCGACACGGACTTGCCGAGTCCCGTGGCCATCTCAACCAGCGGGTTTCCACCGCCGGCCTTCCAGTAGTCCAGCACCGCGTCGTTGGCGTCCTGCTGGTAGTCTCGGGGGCTCAGCATCGGCCCGCCTCCACGTCGAGGTAGGCGGCGATCACTTCCGCGGCGAGCGGCGGGACGATGGCATTGCCGAATCCGCGCCACGCCACAACGCGGCTTGGCATCCCCTCGACTAGAAGTCGAAAAGGCGCGGCATCCGCTTCCCCGGCGGCTCTTGCGCACGCTTCAGCGCACCGTGCCAGAAACCATGACAGCGACCACAAAGCGTCTGGATATTCTCCGGCGCGTTGTTCATCGGGTTCTGGTCGATATGATGGGCGTCCAAGTTGGAAGTGGTCCCGCACGCGTCGCACCAGGGCTCCTTCAGGAGCTGCGCTCGCTTCCGCGAAGCGGCTGGAGACGGGGCCGGCGTTGCGTGCTGATGCGATACTGAACAGGAAATCGAACAGAACTTCCGGCGAGCAAAGTTGCTCTTGCACTCCAGCGCGCCGTTGAATCTCTTGCGGGTCATAGAGACCCCGCACCAGAGACAGGGCTTCGCGTCCATCGGTTCGGCTACGCGCGGCATAGGCGGCTACCTCGTCTTCGGCGATTTGCCGGATTGCGGAACGGCAAGCATCCAGACCAAGGGGAAGCCCATCAACCAGCACGGAAACATCGGGTTCGGGGATCCGGCGGGCCTTGCCGTCGTGGCAGGCGATCCAGTCGTGGGCGGACCAGAAGCCAGCCGCGCCATCGTCAGGCTGATATGGGCGTTCAGGGCGATCTGCTGCCCCTTCGAAATCCGCCGCTCGACCGTGGCCGGAATCTCCGAGTGCTTCGCCACATCGCTCGCTTCGGGAGTTCCCCAAAAAAGCGTGCCGGTTCAAGCCGTGCATCTGCGCCGGGAGCGGCTGGCCGCCCGCACCAAAACTCTGGTTCGGCCCACCCTTCTCGCCGTCCGAGGCGCGAGGCGTCGACCAGGGTGACGCCTCGCGCATCACGTTCGGCAACCCGACCTGCGCCTTGGTCCCGTCCGGCCGCTGCCCAGTCGCGCTCGTGCCCGCCGGGCTCGTCCGCCCGCCCGACAGGTCCGCAGCCGCCGGGGTGGGCCACGGCGATCCAGTAGAGTCGCTGACGGATGTGGGGGGCGTCCACGGCGCAAGCCGGGATATCGACCCCCCGGCCGGCGTAGCCTTCATCCGCCAGATCAGCGAGCACTCCGTCGAGCCAACCATAGCCAGCCGCTCCCGCAACCTGTTCTCCCATGACGAGAGGGGGCCGACAGGCGGCAATGAGGCGAAGGAAGTCGGGCCACAGGTGCCGTGGATCGTCGACACCGGCGCCTTTGCCGGCGACCGAGAACGGCTGACACGGGCAGGAGCCGGTCCAGAGGGGCCGATCGGCGGGAAACCCGGCAATCCGGGCTGCGAGAGACCATCCGCCAATCCCGGCGAAGAAGTGACATTGGGTGTAGCCGTCGAGGTCATGAGGCTGAAGATCCTTGATGCTGCGTTCGTCGACCACGCCCGGCGGCAGCTCGCCCAGCCGGACCATTTCCCGCAGCCACGCCGCGGCCTTCGGATCGAACTCGTTGTAGAAGTTCACGCCCCACCCCCATCCCGCCAGACGGAGCCGTCGCGCATGCGGTAGGACACCCACTCGCCCGCCTCGTCGGCGTCGATCTGCTCGCCGGGAATGAGGGCCGGGATGAACAGGTGGTTGGGACAGCCGGCCTCTTGGTCCTCGCGAGACAGGTCGCGCTTGTGGCGGTCGCAGGACCAGCGGCCGTCACCGTCCTGCTCCGGCGTTGCGTGCAGGCAGGTTCTGCAGCTTCGCAGCGGCATGGCGCCCAGGTGGCAGAGCGACAGGGCCGGGCAGAACTGACAGCCCCACGCCATCTTGGACTCGGGGTCCTCGTGCGCCTTGGTCGGCGGCACGGGCGAGGCGATGATCCGCTCGGCCTTGACCATGAGCGACAGGGACAGCGCCGGATCGTACTCGACGCGCTCGGTATAGATTTCGTCGTCGTTCTTGTTGACGGCCAGGTAGAGCGCGCGGGTCGTGCCGTGCAGGTGCATGTAGACTTGCATCTGCGCCATGTGGACGGGCTTGTGGCCGGCGACGCCCAGCCGCTTCAAGGCGGTGAAGGACTTGTGATTGTGCGTCTTGGCTTCGAGGACGTGGTCGGTCTTGGGCGCCTCGGGCACGCCGTAGGCGACGCCGTCCATGTGCCCGCCGCCGTGGCCCCATGCGAACGTCACGGCCAGTTGGCCGCCGGTCTGCGGGTCACGGTCCAGCACGTCGATCCCGGCCCGCCGAAGGTCGGCGATCAGCCGGCCCTCCTCGACGTGGCCAGTGTTGAACAGGCGCAGCTTGCGGCCGTCGAACACCTCCGGCTCGTGCGCCCAGCGGAACGAGTACCAGAGCTTGCGCTCGCACTCGTCGCCCAGCACGGAGGCGCCGATGTAGGTCCGGCGGCTGCGGTCCTGCTCACGTTCCCACCCCGACCAGATGGCCGACGTGGTGAGCGGGACAATCTCGGGGAGATCAGCCACGAGCGCCCTCCTCAATGTCGCGCGCGGCCACCAGCAGGCGGGCTTGGGCGCTGTGAATGTCGGACACGGTCACGCCGCGCAGCGGGGGCGGGGGCTCCATGTCGCGGTCGACGGCGGCGGCCAGCTTCTTGAGCATGTCGTCCAGCCAGAGCGACCGGCGGCGCAGGTGGAACGGGCCGTCCGCGTGGACCTTGGCCTCCTCGATCCAGCGATCGACGGCGGCGTTCATGGCCGGGAGATCGGAGACGGGCTCACCCATGGGCCACCCGCTTGACAGCGACGGCCAGCATGCGGTCGACGGCGGCCAGGGCGGCGACACCGGCCGGGCGGTTGCCACGCCGGAACGCGGCCTCGGCTTCTTCGATGCCGCTGATCAGGTCTTCGCAGAAGCCTAGATCAGCGGCTTGGCCGTCGTAGTGAGTCTCGTTGGCTGGTTGGTTGCCAGACAAGGCGGTAGCGTTCATCGTCACGGTCCTCGTGCGATGCTCTTGACAGAGCGTTGGATGGGAGCCCCGGCGGGCGAGGCCGTTGGAAGTCAGGCCCGCCGGGGAAGCAGGGCTAGCGGCTGCCCCAGGGTCGGGCCGTCGCAGCAGCGCCGGGGCCGCCAGCCGACGCGGCGACATGCGCGAACACGCCTCCGAACCCGGCCTGCTCGAAGGGCTTGAACGCCTTGACGGTGTTCTTGTCCTCGTAGCCGTCCTTGCCCTTCTCGACGCCGACGCGGATCATCAGCGGCTTGCCGTGCGCCTGCTCGGTGTTGGCCATGGACGGCAGGCCGAGCGCCCGGCACAGGTCGGCGAGCTCGCGTTGACCGATGGCCTGCGCTTCGGCCGACTTGTTCTGGACGTTCATGCGCTTCCAGATGCGCCGGCGCTCGTACTGGCCGGACATGATCTCGAAGGTGAACGAGACGATGGTGCCGGTCCCGTCCTTGGTCGGCGAGACGTCGGACTCGATGGCCTGCGCCGGCTGCCAGCCGTTCGGAATCAGGTCGAAGTCGCGATCGCTCGGCGGCGCCGAAGCGGGGTCGAAGTTGGTTCCAAGGTCAGCCATCAGGCCGCCTCCTCTTTCTTGGCCGGGGCGGTCTCGCCGGCGGCCGGTTGCGGGAAGTAGGGGGCCAGGGCGGCGAAGCCCTTGCCCGGTTGGAACAACAGCTTGTCGGGCATGTTGTAGCGGTTGCCGGCCGTGTAGGCGGGCGAGCCCTCGCAGTAGATCCAGCGCGAGGCGCCGGTGCCGATGGCGCGCTCGCCGCCAAAGCTGGTCTTCTCCTTGAGGAGCGAGACGTCCTGCTTGACCAGCAGGATGGCGTCGACCTCGCGCTGCATCAGCGCCCGGACGTTCTTGTGCAGGTCGATGTCGTAGCGGCTGTAGGACTGCGTCTGCGGATCGTCGAACCGTTCGATGCTGGCGTGAGCGATCAGGACCACGGCCATGCCGCGCTGACTGCGCAGCATGTTGATCGCGGTCAGGAACTCCTGCCAGATGGCGTCGGCGGCGACGTAGCCCTTGCCGTAGCCAGGCTGCTCGATGTTCTTCCAGCCGTTGCGCTTGCAAGCCTCGGCGATGATCAGCTTCTCGAGCTCCGACAGGCTGTCGACCACGAGCGTCGCAAAGGCGTGCGTCTCGTTGAACAGCGAGATCAGCGCCTCGTCGACTTCCGCGTAGGTTTGCAGGTGGCCGAACGAGTCGAGCTCGAGGCCGCCGCTTTCCCCCTGCTCGGTTTGCAGGAACACGGGCGCCGGGAACTCGGACGCCAGGGTTGTCTTCCCCATCTTCGGGGGTCCGTAGATCAGGACGCGAGGCGGCTGATCCACCTTCACTTTCCTGAGACTTGCAATCGAAATGGCCACGTCAGCCTTCCCCTTCGTTCGGCGCGTCAAGGAACCAGCCGCCGCTCGCGCCGTCAGCGTGCAGCCGGTATTTCACGGAGAAGTCGCAGGCCCGCATGATGGCGAGGCGGACGATGTTCTCGGGTGTTTTCGGGGCCCAGGCTGTGCAGAAGGCCAGAACCTTGGAGTCGTCCTCGATCACGCCGATCTTCACGATCAGGTCGAACAGCGCCTTGACGCGGTTATCCAGATCGGAGCCGACGCCCTGACGATCGACGCACAGGACGATCACGACAGCGCCGCGCACGACTCCGGGCTTTTGCAGCCGGACCGCGTTGCGGGCGTTGGCGAACCACGCGCTGTAGTCCTTGGTCTTCACCCGCCCGCGCCCCGGCAGGTTCCGGTAGAGCGAATTGACGGACGGCGGCACGGGCACATGCAGCGCCTGGAAGTCGGTTTCCCGCTTGCCTGCCGTCCTCTGAGCCGCCCCCCGGACCATGTGATCAGTCCGCCGTCAGCAGTTCGCGCGGCGTCACAAGGCCGCCGGACCACTTCTCGATGTGGCAGGCCAGCCGCAGGGACGGCTCGCGCAGGCCGCGGCGAATCGTCGAGACATACGGCCGGTCAATGCCAAGCTCGGCAGCCGCCGCCTTGTCCTTGATGCCCTTGTCGGTCATGTATTGTTGAAGCTTCATCGCCGCCCCTTGGATGTGTCTGATGGTCAGAGTGACCATGTGCCACATTCGCGTCAAGGGGGTATCTTGTGGCAACCGGTCACACACTGGGGCGTTATGTCGTGGTAGGCTCTCGAGGAGGGACCTGACCATGACCAACAGGCTGAAGCCGGAGCGCCCGCGACACTTCATCAGGGAGTGGCGCAAGCACCGCGGGTTGACCCAAGAGCAATTCAGCGAGCGCATCGGGCTCGAGCGATCGTACATTTCCATGATCGAGACGGGCCGCCGGCGGTACGATCAGCCGTTCCTCGAGCGCGCGGCAGAGGAGTTGCGCTGCTCGCCGGCTGACCTGATCATGCGGAACCCGGCGGACCCTGACGGACTATGGTCGATCTACGACGGCCTGACGGCGCCGCAACGCAAGCAGGCCGTCCAACTGCTGCGCGTCCTGATCGGCGGCAAGGCGGCGGGCGAATGACCCCGTTTCAGCGCCGCATGTGGATCTACCGCGGGATCGCCCTGCTTCTGCTGCTCATGATTCTTGCCCCCATGGCCTGGCTGTAGGCAAAAGCACGTTGTGACACGGCGTGACGCTTCGCTCTTGACATAGTGTGACGGTATGTCACCTTTGCCGCCTCTTGGGAGGACGGCATGGCGCTCGCGTCGACGCACCACAGCAACCAGACAGAGGCAGCTTAATGCCCAGCCCGTCAGAGAGAGCCATGATCGGCGTCGGCTGGTTTTTCAGCGCGTCCCACCGCGACCCGGTGCGCCGGGAGGTTCACGGCCACAGCTATGAGGTGGTGTGCTGGTTCGATGCGGACGGGCGCGACGCCGTGGTCCTGCAAGAGAAGCTCCGCGTCATCCTGACCGCGTGGGACCACACCACGCTGCCCGACGACCTGTCGCGCGCCGAGGATTTGGCCGCCGCGATCATGCACGTCATGGACTGCGAGGGCGTCCACATTTCCCGGCCCGTCGAGCGGCTTTACGCGAAGGTGGGGCGATGCGGATGATCCACTATCACGGCGGGCCAGTTACGCCGCTCACGGCGCTCTACAGCCTCGCCGGGCGATGCTTCTGCGTCAGTCATGCACACCCTGAACAGGTCCGCCAGATGCATGAGATCGGGCAGTCGGTCATGCTCGACAATGGGGCCTTCAGTGCTTGGAAGGTGGGCAAGCCGACCGACTGGCCAGCCTACTACGCATGGGCCGAACGGTGGCTTGAATACCCGACGACCTGGGCCGTTATCCCCGACGTGATCGACGCGGGATCGCAGGAGCAGGACGCACTCATCCGCGAATGGCCGCACGGCCACAAGGGCGCCCCGGTCTGGCATATGGACGAACCTATCGAGCGGGCGCTTCGCCTTGCCGATGAGTGGCCCCGCATCTGCATCGGCTCGACGGCTGAGTATGCGACCATCCTCGCCCCTGCCTGGGTGGCCCGGATGGATCAGCTCTGGAACGAGCTGGCCAAGCGTCACCGCTGGACGCCGACCGTCCAC